TTAAAGATGGTAAACCTGTCGTAGCAATAGATGAATTGCTTAAATGGATTGAAGAAGAAGAGGCTTTGGAATATTCGAGGATTGTAATTAACGTCCAGATTCATAAATTCTTAAATGTTGTGTGAAATATTTTTGAGGTTTTTGTTTAAAGGACTTTATAATAAATATGAAAATAAGGAAAGGAGAACCTTATATGGACAGACAAAGGATTATTAAAGCAGCGAAGGTGCTTAATGAAACAAAGTTAAGCAAGATTAAGGTGAAGACTGTAGGTCTTAAACAGGAAGATTTGCAAGAGCTTTTCATGGTAGCTTGTGAAGCTGTTCCTGAGGAAGAAGAGGGAAAACTTCCTCAGGAGGTTATGGACACCTACAATGATCTTCGTTTCGAAACGGATTCTGAGCTTGGTGCTCCAGAGGAGGAATTGAAGGAGGAAAAGAAAGAACCGGAGATGCCAAAGGAGGAAGCTCCGAAGGTTTCTTCCCCTGAAAAAGAGGAGACGTTTGAGACTATCCAGGAGAAGATTAAACAGAACAAGGACAGTTCGGTAGCAAGCTTTATCACTTTTCTTCTTTTGGAGTCCCCAAAAACACTGGAAGAGATTTATACCAAGGTGAAAGAGACACCTAGTGGGAAAGAAGCAAAAAGCTATGGAACTTCTAACTCTATCAAACAGCATATTTCATTCCTCATTAAGAAGGGATATGAAATTACCTCGGTTAATGACACCTTCCAAATTGTGGGGTTCAACACCAAGAAAGGATAAAGGCTATGGATGTAGTATATAATGAGTCACCTTTCCGATTCAGGAGGCTTGAAGAGGCGATGGAGTTTCTTTTGTATCAGAGAATCTTTCATTATCAATTTCAATCTGTTGATAAGATAAAAGAGGATATTAAGGATGTGTCTGATATTCTTATTGAAGGATTGGAACTTGAGAAAACTAAATTTCACGATCGCAAGGATAAATTAAAGGTTACCCGCCTTATTGCTAAATTGAGATCCCTTGTCCGTTTCTCTGAATACAAGAAAACCAGAACAACCCTTACTGCATATGTTTATGATTTTATCCTCTCTCTAGATGGTCTAGGGACCCTCCCCGGGTTTGGTTTTGGTAATAAGTTTGGGGATAAAATTCAAGGGAATTCTGAGAGGGTCAGTCTTAGAAATATCAGAACTCTATTGAAAGAATAGGAGTATAAAATTGAATGAGAAAATAGTAAAGGATGCTTTTGTTGTTGCTTTGAGGGACGGGCTGGGGTTTGATCTGAATGATCCTAATCTTGTTGATACCCCTGAAAGAATGGCAAGGATGTATTGTCATGAATTCTTTAGAAATGTTCATAAGGATTTCGATGATTTTAAAGCCTTCCCAAATAAACATAAATACAATCAGATTATTATGTCCGATTGTATTCATTTTGTTTCCGTATGCTCACATCATTTTCTTCCTTTCTCTGGAAAGGCCTGGATTCTGTATATTCCTGGGGATAAGTTAGTAGGGGCTTCTAAAATGTCCAGGCTCGTTGAACATTATTCTCGAAGACCTCAATTACAAGAAAACCTATGTCATGAGATTTTAAATAGATTTGATCAGGCATTGTCTCCAGAAGGAGTGATGGTGGTAATGAGGGCAGAGCATGGTTGTATGATGTATAGAGGAGCCTACCAATATGGTGGGGCAAGTTTTGTTACTTCTGCTGTCTCCGGGTCTTTCTCATCAGATCCCTATTTGGAGCAGAAAGGATTTGACCTGATTAGGATTTCTTTAATGGGTGAGGGAAGAAAATGAAACAAAATATGGTTATTACAGGTTCTTCTTCTGGCCTTGGTAAAGCTATGTACGAGCATTATAAGGATGTGTTTTCTGTTATTGGTGTTAGTAGAGAAGGATCTGAATATTTGGCTGATTTATCGGTGCTTGAAGAAAGAAAGAATTTTATAGATATCGTGAAGAAGGAGATAGGAAAGATTCATGTTTTGATTAACAATGCTGGGATTCTTCTTTTAGATGAATCAAATATGAAGTCCAGTATGGGTATGGTTTCCTTGAACCTTATTGCCGTTTGGGATTTGATTGAATCCTTGCAGGATATAATGGTGCCTCAAAGTAATATTATTAACATTGCTTCTATTTCTGGTATGAGAGCAGATCCAGATACTCCTTTATATGGAGCAACGAAGGCGGGGGTAATATCCCTAACTAAATCTTATGCAAAGAAGTTCTCTAAAGGAAAAGTGATTCGAGTGAATAGTATTAGTCCTGGTTTCTTTTCTACAAATTTAGTTCCTGGGGAGGTCCCCTCGGAATTACTGGCAGAGGTTCCTTTTTATAGGGTGGCACAACCAGGTGAACTTTTAGGGGTTACTGATATGATTCTTACCACTCCTTATCTTACGGGTGTTAATATCAATATTGATGGAGGATTACTTCTATGATAAATTCGTTAGTGTATCTTACTAGGAGGTGTCCTAGAAAATGTGATTACTGCCGGCTTAGAGATTCTAATTTACAAGGACCTGAATTGAATAAATGGGAGTGGGTTAGAGCTTTTAAGGTTCTTCAGAATCTTGAGGTTGATTTTAATTTGATTCTTGGTAATGAAACCTGGCTTCTAGGGGGGGATCTCCTTCATATTATGTGTGAAAATAAAATCCCCTTTGCTTTGTATACTACTTGTCCAGAGACTCTTTTTGAGAAGTATAGAGAAATTTACTTTAATTCTGGTGTTATTGATAATCTTTCTTGCGGAATAGATTATCCTTACTCCTATTTGTTGAATGTTTTAAAGGAGAGGGGATCATTTAACAATGATATGGAATTGAAATCTTTCACAGCTTGGAAGGGTTTAATTTGGACCAGAGCTAATTATCCAACTGTGGATTGTCAAGGGACTGTAACAGTCAGCAAGGAGAATTACCGGTTACTCCCTAATACGGTGGAAGAGCTGACTAATTTTGGAATCTTCTGTGGAATAAATTTCATTCATTGGGACAAAAAGGGTTTTGATTTCTTCCCTAGTGAAGAGGAAATGAAACTATTTCTGATGGGTGAAGGAGATGTCCTAGATCTTGAATATTGTATTAGTAAGATTGGGAAGAACTATATCCAGAATTTTGAGATGTTGAAAGAGGATGTTCATCTTCTCACTTCAATGGGGTGGCATTGTGGAGGGAATCCTTATGGGGGACCAACAGTAGATTCTGATGGAAGTTTAAGATGTTGTGGTTATCGCACAGGCTCCAGGACAAAGAATTTTAGTATCTTTGATCTAGAGGATGTAACAAATATTCCTCTTTGGAGGGAAGCCGTTTACCTTGATTGTAAAGAATGTCCGGGATGCTTCTGGTCCTATCCTTGGATGTATCATTATTGGTTAAATAGTAATGACGAGTTTGGTAAAAAAGTTTTTGTTAATCATGCTGGGAAACATATATCTTCAGAGAGGTGGTCAAAAAGGAGACTTGAGTAATGTGTGGAATATCTGGATATTGGGCAAAAGAGAGCGCTTTAAGCAGCACTGAATGGGCTATTCTTTTACAAGGGGTTAGTGAAAGGGGGCAGGATGGTATAGGGATAGTTATTTATTTTAAAGGACATTATGTGTGTAAGAAGGTGGTGGGAACCTATGAAGATCATAAAGAGGAACTGCTTGATTTTTTAAGGGAAGCATCCTTAGGTTCTGTCACTTTACTTTCTTCTAGGGCTACCCCGGAAACAGAGCGGGTAACCTCTAAGGATATGATACAACCAGTTATGAACAATGGTTTGTATTTAGTTCATAATGGTGGGGTTACTGACTCCTTAAAAAAAGAACTCACTTTTGATTTTCAAACGAACATAGATAGTGAAGTTATACTAGCGGCCTATCGGAAGTTTAGTAATAATATGAAGGAATGTATGGAATGGTTAGTCGGTTCCTTTGCGTTCATTTTGATTGATGATCAGAAGAAGAAACTCTATACAGTAACTTCTTTTAACCCCTTAGCACATATGTATGTTAGGGGTTATGGCTACTTCTTGCATTCTGATAATGATTGTTTAGGGAGGGTTTTAAACCACTTAACTAATCAATCTCAGGATGGTGTGAATGTTTGGGAAAGTTGGTACCATCATTACATTGATGGTTACACTATAATAGAAACGGATTTAGAAAGTGGTTTTCAGTTTAAGAAAAAGTACAAGCCAAGATTTTTACACCCCTATTGGAAGGGGTCTGATGGCCCCCCAAAGGCTTTGGTGGTCAGCTCTGGTGGTATTGATAGTGGGTTAACTGCTTTTATTTTAAGTAAGATCGGTTATGAAGTTGAGTTAATTCATTTTCTCTATGGACAAAAAGCGATGCAAGCGGAAGAGTGGGCTGTTCGACAGCTTTCAAAGTACTTAGGGTGTGCTTCAAGGTTTATTGATTTACAACCTTTCTATAAATCTCTTCCAGAAAAAGGAATGTTAACCTCTCCTGATATTGCTATTGATAGTGGTGGGGATCTAATTAAAAGTACTATTGCTTGGAGTAGTGGGAGAAATGCAGTATTTGCTTCTATGACTATGACTCTTGCTGAATCAATGATAACTAGTAATAAAACTTCACAGGTTTTTATTTCTGCAGGGTGGTATCAATTGTCGGAAGAAACGGGAGGCTACCCGGATAATTCTTTCCAGTTTAATGAGGCTTTGGAATCCCTTAAGAATTATGGATATATAGCAGGAAGTGGAATTAAATTTCTTCCCGTTATGCAGAGATTAACAAAAACAGAGGAGTGGGTATTGGGTTCTTCTTTTGATTTCCCTTTTGAACTAACGGTTAGTTGTGATGATCCTAGTATGGTAGATGGTGTTCCTCATTTGTGTACAGAATGTGGTAGTACTAAATTGTCCATTCTTGCATCAGATAGAGCGGGTGTTAACGATTTAAGAAGGTTTGTTGGGGGACGGCCTCGACTATCAGGCAAATTGGTAACTTCTCCTCTTTTTAATATCATTGATCGATTAGTTTTACCCCAGGAAGATAAAAATAAGTTGAAAATTGTTTATAGTCCTTTAAAATAAGAAGGAAAAGGGGGCGGATATGCTTATTGCTGTAGATATCGACGGTACCTTATGTGAAGATCAGCATGATTGGAAAAACTATTCTGAAGCGGTGCCTATTTCTGAGGCTATACGGAAAGTAAATTCTATATTTGAAAAAGGGGAAGATGAAGTTATTCTCTACACTGCTAGATTTCCTGAAGCTGAACAGGTGACTTTAGAATGGTTAGAGAAATATCAAGTGAAGTATCATAGAATTATCTTTGGTAAGTTTAGGGCGGATGTTTATGTTGATAATTGTGCAAAAAGAATGGAGGAATTATAATGGCATTGCTTTTGTATTCTGGGGGATTAGATTCATACATTGCTTGGGAGTTTTTGAATAGGCCAAAAACCCTATACTGCATGATCAATCATCGCTATCAATCTTTTGAGTTACAAGCTATAGAGAAAACTATTCCCGGTACCATCATTGACGATTCTCTTAATTTGGGCTTTTGGGAGAAACCTGATGCTGATATTCCTATGAGGAATGCTTTGATGTTGATGGTGGCCTCTAACTACGATGATGATCTTTTCTTAGTGGTTCAAGCAGGAGAAATGTCTATTCCAGATAGATCCCCAAAATTCTTTAAAGAGATTGGTCCTTTTATTTCTTTCTTAACTGAAAAAGAAGTGAAAGTAAAGACACCTTTTGTTACAATGACCAAAACAGATATGGTTAAGTGGTATTTGTTTCATGGTTTCAAGAAAGAAAATTTACTGAAAACCAGAAGTTGTTATTCTGATGGACCTGTTCCTTGTGGTGCTTGTGGTGCTTGTTTCAGGCGGTGGGTGTCTTTTAAATGTAATGGGATTGAAGAACCTATGAAAAACAATATTCTAGATTGGGAAGGCACCCCAAAATACATTGAAAAGATGAAAGAAGGTTTTTATGATGCAAATAGAACTGAAGAGACTTTTAAAGCTCTACGATTAGCAGGAGTTTCGATATGAGAGAACATAGTTTCTTTTTGGATTCTGGTGCTTACTCTGCTATGACCAGAAAGGTTAACATTGACATTGATCAGTACATTGAGTTTATTAAAAAGAATAAGAAGTATCTGGATGTTTATGCTAACCTGGATGTTATTGGGGACGCTGATGGGGGGAAGAGTTATGAGAATTGGAAGTATATGAAATCTAAAGGATTAGATCCTCTTCCTGTTTACCATGCTCATGCGGATCCTAAGTATCTCCAGCTGTATATAAAGGAGACAGATTACATAGCAATTGGTGCTATTTCTGAAATGAATACAAAGCAGCGTCTTCAATCTTTAGATAAGACTTGGAGGTTGTTTCTCCTGGATAGTAAGGGGTTTCCCAAGGTGAAATGTCATGGGTTTGGTCTTACAGCCTCAGCGATTATGTCTAGGTATCCTTGGTACTCAGTGGACTCTATGTCTTGGTCTCTGATGTCTGCTTACGGTTCAGTGTATGTTCCTTTTAAGAAGAATGGGGTGTATGATTATCAAGGAACCCCTGGGACTATATTTGTTTCCACAAGATCCCCTGCGGTTTGTGAGGAAGGTGCCCATTTGAGTACTCTTCCTTATTTAGAGAGAAAAGCTATTCTAGATTATTTTGAAGAGAAAGGTTTCAGATTAGGGAAGTCAGAAACTAAGAAAGTTAAACCAGGTTATCAGTTACAGGAGAATGAAGAATGGATAGATATAAGAACCTATCAGGTAGAGATTACTATTGAGAAGGGTTTAATAAATAACTATAAGGATCGGGCGGCAATGAATGTAGTTTACTTTCAGGATTTTGAAAGGAACCAGCCCTCCTATCCTTGGGCGGTGAAATTAGATTCAACAATCTTTAGAAAGGGGTTTGGCTTAGAAAGATGAAAATATATTTTGCAGGGACTATTTCTAGGGAAAATATGGGTATTAATGAACGATTGAAGGTTAAGAACCATCTAGAATCCTACTTTGCATTTAAATCAGTGAATCAGGAAAAGTTTTTTCAGAAACTATTAGGGGAGAAAAATGAAAGTAAAGACTCAGGAGTTAAAAGAAATTCTTAGGGGGCTACAGCCTGGAATATCTCAGAGAAAATTTGTGGAGCAGTCTGCTCATTATATCTTTACTGGGGATAGAATTTGTTCGTATAATGATAGGGTAAGCGTTTCCTACCCCTTTGTAACTGATTTTCAATGTTCTATACCTTCTGAAAGTTTCTATCAGGTAGTGTCCAAACTTACTTCTAAAGAGGTTCAGTTGGAATTAGTGGATAATCAATTACGGGTTACATCATCTAAAGTTAAATCTGGGTTTTCAAGTTTGTTAGAAGGTGAAGTTTTTGACATATTATCTTCGCTTATTATTAAGGGGGATTGGATTCCTCTACCTAACGATTTTCTAAAAGGGGTAGAACTTTGTTTGTTCTCTGCATCTACAGATCAAACCCAGAAGTTTCTTTCGTCTATTTGTGTAAGGAACAAATGGGTTGAATCCTCTGATGATGTACGAATTAGTTGTTACTCTATGGAAGAGGGTGTTCCTGAATCTTTTCTATTGCCGGTGTCCTCAGCGAAAGGGTTGTTAGGATACAATTTGGTTTCTTATTGTATAAATAATGGTTGGGTCCATTTTCGATTAGATTCGGGTGGTATTTTCAGTTCTAGAATTATAGCGGAAGAGTATCCAGAGACCCAGTCGTTTTTTAATGTAAAAGGCCGGGTTGTAGATCTTCCATCTAATCTTTTGAATGTGATAGAAATTGCTAGTGTTTTGTCCGAAGGAGATTATGAATTGGACAAGCAAATAAAACTAATAATTTCTGAATCTTCTATTGTATGTAAAGGAGAGAATGAATGTGGGTGGATTGAGAAAGTAATTCCTTTTTCTTGGGAAGGGGATTCAATATCATTCTCAATTAACCCTATCTTCTTTAAGCAAATACTTGAGAAATCAACAAGAATGATACTATCTGATGATAGAGCACTATTTAAATCTAAATCTTTCAGTCATGTGATGGCATTGCAGATATAGGAGAATAGAATGAGAGGGTTTTTCTCGGGGGAGGAGGTTGTGCATCGGGTTAGAAAAACCCGGGGGATGGGCAATTCTGAGGAGAAACAACCTATAGACCCCTGTGAACAGTGTGGGCTATATAAAGATTGTATTCATCCTAGGATGGAAGTCACTGGTTCAGGTCAAAAAGGGATTCTTATAATTGCTGAAGCTCCTAGTCGGGCAGAAGATGAGCAAGGAATTCAATTGATTGGGGAGGCAGGACACCTCCTAAGAGAATGTTTGGAAGAATTAGGTTATGACTTAGATAGAGATTTCTGGAAAACAAATATTGTTAATTGTAGACCCCCTTCAAATAGGAAACCGCTAAGAAAAGAGATGAAATGTTGTTTTCCTAGAATTCATAAAACAATACAGGAGCTGAAGCCTAGCTTTATTTGGTTGTTAGGTAGTTCTGCTTTGGCAGGTTTTTTTGTGGATTCCTTGTCTGGGGTTTCAATTTCCACTTACCGAAGAAGGTGTATACCGTATGGTCTTTACAACTGTTGGGTGATTCCTTTGTTTCATCCTTCTTTTATTTTAAGAAATAACCCTGAGGTTACCGTTGATTTTTTTGTTCGTGATTTAAAATGGGCGTTGTCTTGTGGAGTCAAAGGAGAAGTAAGGGTATTTGATCCTAGTGAATATGTTAAGGTGCTTACTCATATTGATGACATTAAGAAGGTGTTTCAAGAAATTAAAAACAGAAAGATTGTTGCCTTTGACTATGAAACCTCATCTCTAAATCCCTATCGTACAGGCCAGTTGATATGGTCAATAGGTGTAGCATTATCTTCTACAGAAGCCTATTCTTTTGGGTATAGCCATCCTGATTCAAGTGATAGTCAGATAGAGGTGATTGAGAAAGAATGGAGAGAAATACTTGAGGATGAAAGTATACAGAAAATTGCTCACAATTTAAAGTTTGAGGATAGCTGGAGTCGTCAGATTTTTAAAGTAGTTCCTAAAGGTTGGGTAGCAGATACTATGACTGACCAGCATATTCTTGATGATCGGAGGGGGACTACAGGATTGAAGTTTCAATCCTTTGTTCGCTGGGGGGTTCTAGATTACTCTAAAGATGTTGATAGGTTCATGAGTTCTGAAAGTAATGGTTTAAATAAACTTGACCAGGTTCCTCTAAGTAATTTGTGTTTGTATAATGGTTCTGATGCCCTCCTTACTTTTAAATTATTTGAAGAGCAGACAAAAGATTTTCAAAGATTTAAAAATTTGAAGAGGGCTAGGGATTTCTTTCTAGAAGGGGTTCTGGCTTTCTGTGATATTGAGGAGAAGGGTATTGCTGTTGATTCCTTGTATTTCAGAGAAGAAGAAAAAAGGTTGACTTTGGAAATTGAGAAGAGTATTAGCATGTTGATGTCTAGTAAAGAGGCTAAACTTTTTAAGGAGATAAACAAAAGAGAACTATCTTTAAATTCTTCCAAGGATCTTCGGGAGTTGTTTTATAAGATTCTTGCCTATACCCCTCCAAAAACTACGGACTCGGGGGTAGCATCTGTTGACTTTAAAGCACTTAATCAATTGAATACACCTTTTGTAGTAGATCTTTTAGGTTTAAGAAAACTATTGAAGATTCGGGATACCTATTTGAGTCAGTTTAAGAGAGAGGAGATTAAGGACAGAATTCATCCTTCTTTTAATTTGCACATTGCTGAATCCTACAGATCTAGTTCCCAGAATCCTAACTTTCAGAATATACCAATTAGGGATCAGGATGCAAAAAGGACTATCCGGAGGGGTATTGTCCCCTCTTTGGGAAACAAATTGATGGAGGTAGATTACTCTGCAATTGAAGTTAGGATTGCTGCTTGCTATACCCATGATCCAAAGTTGATTGAGTATATTAATGATCCTTCTACAGATATGCATAGAGACCAAGCCTGTGAATTGTTTAAGTTAAGAAAGAATCAGGTTCATAAGGATATCCGATTCTATGCTAAAAATGGTTTTGTTTTTCCTCAATTCTATGGGAGTACATACTATGCTTGTGCTTCTAATCTGTGGGAAGAAGCAAAAAATTTAAAGACGGTTCAAGAAATCCCTCTTCTTGACCATTTAAAAAAGAAAGGGATAACTAATTACTATAGATTTGAGGATCATGCCAGAAGGTGGAGAAGAATTTCTGGAAAAAGTTTTTTGTATTTAAACAATGGCAGGAGGATGTAATTGATTTTTTCAATAGAAAAGGGTATGTTGAAATGATATTTGGTCATAAGAGAGGGGGTTTTCTTTCTAAGAATCAAATTATAAATTCTCCTATACAAGGAACTGCATTTCATTGTCTTCTATGGTCTTTAGTGAGAGTTAATGAATGTAGAAAGAAAGAAGGATGGAAGAGTAATATCATTGGTCAGATTCATGATAGTTTGGTTTTTGACCTTGACCCCTCAGAAGAGAATTACATCATTGACACTACAAGAAGAATTATGTGTAATGATTTAAGAGAAGCAGTTCCTGAAATCATTGTTCCTTTAGAAGTGGAAGTAGATATAACCCCCGTTGATGGCAGTTGGTATGATAAGGTATCTATACGACAGGTATAGAGAAAGGTTTGTTATGAGTAAGTTTAGAGATTATTCGCTGTCAGTTAAATATCGCCCCACTACTTTTGAAGAGGTAGTAGGAAATTCTTCTCTTATTCAATCCTTACTTTCTTGTTTGGAAAGACCCACGGGGGTTCCCCATACTTTTTTATTTCAAGGGCCTAGTGGTTGTGGTAAGACTACCTTGGCGAGAATTGTTGTAACGAAGCTGGGAAAAGATCCAGAGGTGAGAGAATATAATATTAGTAAGATGAGAGGCATTGATACCGCTAGGGAAATTATAAATAGTTGTAACCATTACCCCTTGCGTGGGTCAGTGAAGGTGTTTATCTTAAATGAGATTCATAAGGCAACAAATGAATTTCAGAATGCTATGTTAGAGATTTTAGAAGAGCCTCCGAAGCATGTATTTTTTATTCTAGTTACTACCGACCCAGAGAAGTTACTGAAAACAATTAAGACCAGATGTTCTATTTTTCAAGTGGCATCTTTACAGAGGTCAAAGTTATTAAGAGTCTTGAAGAATGTATGTGATCAAGAGAAAGTGGAGGTTTCTGTTAAGGTTCTTCATAAGATTACCGAAAGTTGTGATGGAAGTCCTAGACAAGCATTAGTAATGCTTGATCAAGTGATTGATATTGAGGATGAGGATGCTGCTCTTCAGGTGATTATTGGTAATACTATTAATGAATCATCTCTTTTAGAGTTATGTCAACTTCTTTTAAAGCCAGCATCTTCTTGGAAGAGTATAGCAATAATTCTAAGAAATTTTGATGATGATCCTGAAAAGGTTCGGTATGCGGTACTGTCCTATATGACTAAGGTTCTTCTTGATAATCCAGATATTCGAGTTTGTAAGATTATTGATTTGTTTTCTACTTCTTGGATGTATTCTGGTAAAGCTGGAATGGTAAGTACTTGTTATTTAGTTACACAACTTTGAGTAAAGTAATATATAATAAGAATGGAAAGGAGGAAAAGAGTATGGGTTTTCGGGAAGATATAAAGATTGATAAATCAAATCTGGATTCCGAATGGATGTTACAAGCTGTTCGTTTCGTAGAATGGGGGGAGAAGGAGGTTGAAGCCCAGTTTCAGAAGGATAGTCTAAAGGAACAACTGGATCTTGTTAGGGCTGACCTTGATTCTAAGATTCGCTCTACCCCAGCAGCCTATGGTATTGATAAAATTACCGAGGGTGCATTGATGAATACTATAATCCGACAGCCTGAGTATTTGGAAGCAAGTTCAAATTATCTTAAGGCTGTAAAGGATGCAAAGGTTCTATCCATTGCACGAGAGGCTTTTGATCATAAGAAGAGGGCACTAGAGAAACTGACTGATCTTTGGATTTCAGGGTATTGGGCGGATCCTAGGATCCGTAGCGAAGCAAAAGGTATTATGACGGAAGAAGCTAGGGCATCCCATTTAGAAACCCTTAATAAAAATCCCAGGTTGCGTAGGAGATTAAGGGGGGGATGATTAATGGAAGGGGTTCTGATAGCTATTCTGTCAACCGTTGGTTTGATAGCTCTATATATTTTGGTAAGATTATCCAGTTCAGCAGTGTTTAGGAGTTACTTTGAGCTCAAGAAAAAATATGAGGAGGAGAAAAAAGATGGGAAGATTTGATAGGGAGAAGGCGAGAGAAGTGCTGTTGAGGCGAACCATTGAGAGCAATGAACGGAGAGAAGGAGATGCTTCTCTTAGATATTTCAAAGCGGATTTGGATTTGCCTTTGTGGCAGGCTCGAATTACTAAGGAAGATCCTCACATCATTGACATCATTCCTTTTGTGGCAGGTTCTAAGTATCCTACAAAGGTTGACAAGAGACACCCGGTGAATGCTGGTGATTACACCTATTGGCTGGAGGTGTATGCCCATCAGAATGTTGGCCCTGGTAAGGAGTGGGTGGTTTGTCCTACCAGAAACTATGGTATGCCTTGTCCGATTTGTGAAGAGATTGATCAGAGGATTAAAGAAGGCCAGGACTGGGAACAGTATAAGGATATTTCTCCGAAAAGACGTTGTGTATATAACATCGTTTGTTATGATAACCCCAAAGAAGAAGCGAAAGGGGTTCAGATTTGGGAAGTTTCTTACAAGTATGGGGAGGGCCCCATTCAGCTTGCTGCGAAGAATACGAGGGGTGGTGGGGTAGTTCCTTTTGCAGACCCCTCTGTTGGTAAGTCAGTTTCTTTTGAGGTTGCCAATGATGACTACCGGACAATCCAGGGTCATAAGCTGATAGATAGGGATTATGAAATCTCAGAAGAGGTTCTTGATGGAACTTTTGTTTTGGATGAGATTATCAATCTTCTCCCCTATGATGAGATTTATAAAATGTTTTTTGGTTCTGCTCCTGAGAAAGCAGAAGATATGGCTCTACAGAAATCGGATACAGAAGGTTCTTCTGATCCTTTGCCGAGCAGGCGTCGTCGCCCCTTGGCTGCTGAATCTAAACCTTCTGAGTCTAAAGCTAAAGAGGAGAATACTTGTCCCCATAATGGTAAGTTTGGTATTGACATTGACGAGTTGGTCGGTTGTGGGGACTGTAAGAATTATGATATGTGTGCTGATGAAGCAGATAAGATTGAGGCGGAAAGAAAAGTATCTGGTTATTCTGCTTCCAAACGAGCAAGGGGTTAGTTTATGTTGAAGAGAAGGGAAACTGGTCGGGATTCTGTGTCAGAATTATCTGAACAGGTTCAGGAAAAAATAAAGACCCCTGTAGAGAAGGATTCTAGGGAATTTCATTTCGATAAGATAGTATCTACAGGGTCTACTTTACTGGATTTGTGCATTTCAGGGAAGAGAAGGAGGGGTGGTGGTATTCCTGGGGGATTGATTATGGAAATATTTGGTCCCCCAGGATCTGGCAAGACAGCAATTCTGTCGGAAATAGGAGCTTCTTCCCAAGCCAGAAATGGGCAGGTTATGTTTCTTGATCCTGAAGCCAGACTTGACCAGGAGTATGCAAGGATTTACGGGATTCGGTTGGATGTGAAGGATTACTTCCGACCGAATACTGTAACAGAGGTTTTTGAAAAGATTTATACTTGGAATCCTGAAGGGTTGGGGGTAAATGTAGTTGCTACTGACTCCCTTGCTGCACTTTCTACAGATCTGGAATTGGAAAAAGGAGATAAGATGGGAATGAGGAGAGCTAAGGAGTTTAGTGAGGGGCTCCGAAAAACGGCAAGAATCATTTCCAATAGCGGGTGGATTATCGCTTGTTCTAACCAAGTTAGGGATGGGGAGTATGGTGAGACAACTCCTGGAGGACAAGCTATCCCTTTTTATTCTTCAATAAGAATTCGAGTTTCCTCTGTTAATAAAATTGAACAGAGGAAAGCAATTAATGGTAGAGAGGTGAAAAAGATTATTGGTATTGAGAGTAAGTGTTTTATTCGAAAGTCTACTGTGGATGATCCATTCCGGGAATGTCCTCTTTCTATTGTTTTTGGTTATGGAGTTGATAGTATTAGAGATGAGCTCCAGTATCTTAAAACAATGAAGGGGGACACTACCTACATTTGTCCTGATGGGAAAAGCTATGTATCCTTAGATAGAGCAATTTCTTATGTTGAGGAGAATGGTTTACAGGAAAAGTTAAAAACATCAGTTATTGATTTATGGGAAGAGATAGAGAAGAAGTTTGAATCAAATAGACCTCGAAAGGCACGATGATGATAAATATTATCATTGATTGTAATTACCTTTGTTATGTTAATCGTTTCTCTTTGTCTGAAGGATTAACATACCGAGGTTCTAGAACAGAGATAGTATTTGGTTTCCTAAAGCATCTTTTGATTCTTTCAGAGCATTTTGGGACCCGTGATTTTTTCTTTTGTTGGGATTCTAGGGAATCCCGTAGGAGGGAGATATATCCAAAGTACAAAGCAAATAGAAGACCAGACGATAGACCCGAAGAAGAAAAAGAATTAGATCGTATTGCTTTTCAGCAATTTGACACGATACGTTTAGAGGTTCTTCCTGAGTTAGGTTTCAGAAATATTTACATTGCAGATGGATTTGAAGCTGATGACTTGATTGCTATATTGGTTAAGAAGATTGAAGGTACAAATATAGTAGTGGCAAGTGATAATGATTTATATCAGTTGTTATCTTTCTGCTCTTTGTATAACATATCTAAAAAACAACTGACTACAAAGAAAGAGTTTGTAAGAAAATATGGCATTGAGCCAGAGATGTGGTCAGAGGTGAAAGCTTTATCTGGTTGCTCTGGTGATAATGTTTCTGGTATTCCTGGGGTAGGGGAGAAAACAGCAATTAAATATCTTACTGGTCAATTGAAAGGGGGTAAGATATTCTCAAAGATTACTGAATCGAGGGATATTTGTGATCAAAATCGATTGTTAGTGACCCTACCCTTTAAGGATATACCCCTACCTATTTACAAGAGAAATAGCCTACTCAAGGATACCTTTTTTGGGGTGTTTAGCACCTATGGTTTATCTTCTCTGACTCAGGACAAGCAGTTTTCGAGGTGGATTAAGAATTTTGAATTGAAATAGAGGTGAGTTTTGATAAAGTGTATTGAACTGACTAATTTTCAAAGTCACAAAAATTCTCTTCTTGAATTTTGTGATGGTTTTAATGTAATTATTGGTAGAAGTGATTCAGGAAAATCTTCAGTATTTCGATCATTACTTTGGGTGTATAGTAATAGGCCTTCTGGGGATACAATAAGAAACTGGGATTGCAGCAAAGGGGATACAGTTTCCGTTGGAATTGGATTGTCAGAGGGGATAGAGGTTTACAAAGAACGCACAAATAACAGAGTTATTTATCAAGTAGCTGATAGTGGGGAGGTTAGCAGGTTTGAAGCAGTACGATTAGATGTCCCAAAGGAAGTATTGGATTCTTTTAATCTTTCTGAATTCAATATACAAACCCAACATGATCCTTATTTTCTTTTGAATAATTCACCGGGAGAAAGAGCAAAGAAGTTAAATGAATTAGTGGGTCTTGATGTAATAGATATCATTTTTAAGAATCTTAACTCTAAGATTTTGGGCAGTAAGAGAAATATTGAGAGGATTGGTAATTCTATTGAAGAATACCAAGAGAGGATTAGTAATCTGTTTTGGTTAGATGAAGCGGAAGAGAAACTCTCTGATGTAGAGAATTCTGAAAAAGAACTAGTAGGGAGAAAAGGCCAAGTTAAGCAGGTTCAGGATTCTGTGGGTCGATATGATTCTTTACTAGAAAAATTGGAGAGAATTCTTCCTCTTCTGGGCCTTGAAAAGGAGGTTAGTAGTATTCTTGAGAAGATAAATTTGTGGAATCAGAAGAAGAATCAAATTACTTCTGTTCAAGGCTGTGTTGATTTAACAAAATCTTTAATAGATTCAATCCAATATAATGAGGAGTGGTTGGGTGTTGAGGATTTATACCTATCTAGTAAAAAGGACCTGGATGACTGGTCTAAAAGGGTAGGTAGACTTTCAAATGTTCAAAAGGTGGTAAGTGAGCATTCTAATCTCTCCTTAAAGATCTCTGAGGCGATGAAGAAAAGTGAAGAAAAGGTAAAGAATTTCTCCAGGCTTCTTGAAAAGTATAAGGTATGTCCCATGTGTGGGGGTAAAATAAGTAAGGAAGCGATAGAGAGTATTTTAAAATGACAAAACTTTTGCTAACAGGGGATTTACATCTAACTGATAAGTGCCCAGAGAATAGGGTGGATGATTACCAGGATACCGTTCTAAGAAAGTTTAGATTTCTGTTTGAGGTGGCAAAGGAACGGGGATGTGATTTTATTATTCAACCTGGTGATTTTTCTGATAGTCCCGGTCTTAGTTATGAGATGTTTGTAAAAGTGATTTCTATAATTAAGGACAACCATATTCCAATAATAACCACTTGGGGGCAACATGATTTAAGATACCGATCTAGATCAAATACGTTTCTATCCGCAATGGAAAGAGCTTGTAATTACTTACATATTGTTACTCTTGAGAAGGGTTTAGAGTTTTCAGGTTTAGATATCTATGCTTCTGCTTGGGAAGAAGAGGTCCCTTTAATTTCAAGTGGATCTAACTTTAAGGTTTTAGTAACTCATAGAATGGTGGTGGATGAGAAGCTGTGGCAAGGACAGGAAGGTTACCAGAATGCTAGCCCTTTTCTGAGAAGTACCCGGTTTGATTTAATAGTGAGTGGGGATAATCATAAACGATTCTTCTATTCAACAGGGAAGAGATTTTTATTTAATCAAGGGAGTTTGTTACGATCAAATATTTCACAAGTGGGTCATCGACCTTCTGTGATTGTTTTTGATATTGATTCTATAAGTTATCAGGAAGTTTTTGTTCCTATAGAGGAACCTGAGAAGGTTTTCAGAATGGAGAAAGTAATGAAAGATAAAGAAAGAAATGAAGAATTAGACGCATTTGTTTCTGGTCTTTCTGAACATAAAGAAATGGGTTTGTCATTTTCTGATGATTTGAGTAACTATCTTAAGGTGAATGGTATCAAGGATTCAATAAAAAATATCATTGAGGAGTGCAAGAATGGATAATGATATTATAAAGTCTCTTTCTTCTCTTTCAGAAGAAATAAATGCTGCTAAAAAAGAAGAAGCTATTTTTCAAGGTCGTCTTTCTGAAATTGAGGATCGTCTTCAGAATGATTTTGGATTTACGACGGTTCAAGAGGCTAAGTATTGGATTCAGAAAGAAGAGAGGGAGTTGGCTGTCTTGGAGAAGAAGATAGAGGTTGATTACAAATCTCTAAGGGAGAAGTATGAATGGTAAATTTAAGAGCCTTGCTTAGTGAAAAACAAGGGCAGAGAAAATTACTGATTGATCAGTTAAGGGGTTTAGAAAGTGATAAAATTAGAGAAGAGTCTTTCTACTCTGATGCTTTAAAAGCTAGGGAAATTGTCCAGGTAGTAGCTAATAGTACCCAGGAGAAATTTGAGTATCAGATTAGTAATTTGGTTTCAGCGGCTTTGGCTTCTGTTTTCCCAGAACCTTACAAATTTCAATTGAAGTTTGTTCAAAGGAGAAATAAAACAGAGGTTGATTTTCTGTTTAGTAAGAATGGAAATGTCACTGATGATTTGATTAACACCTCTGGTGGGGGTGTAGTGGATGTTGCTAGTTTTGCTTTAAGAGTAGCATTGTGGTCTATTAAAAGAACCCGACCAGTAATGTTAATTGATGAAGCATTTAGATTTTTAAGTTTGGATTTACAAGAGAAAGCTTCAGAGATGATAAAAGAAGTGGCAGAGAGATTAGGAATTCAGGTGATTATGGTGAGTCATTTGCCTGGAATGATAAAGGCCTCAGATAAAGTGATTGAAATTGAATATACAGATGGGGAATCCCATGTCAAGTGAACCCACTAAGAAAGAGAGAAAGTCTAAACCAGGATCTGGAAAAGGTAAAGGGGGGGGCTTTGAAAGAGAGGTAGCAGCGAAATTATCTCTATGGTTCTCTGAAGGGGTTAGAGATGATATTTTCTACCGGAGCCATAGTTCTGGTGGAAGATTTACTATGAGGGGGAAATCTCATAAAGATACTGCTTATCAGTCTGGGGATATTACATGCTCTGATCCTATTGGTCAATGTCTTATGGATCAGTGGTCTATTGAGTGTAAGACAGGGTATGGTAAGTGGGACGTTCTTGACCTAATAGACTCAAACCAACAGAAACCTCAGATTAAACAATTCTTTGAGCAATGTAGTTGTGATGCTCTCAAGTGTGGGAAACAACCAATTTTAATCTTTAGAAGACCCCTTAGAAAAATCTGTATTTGTATTTACAAGGAGTATTTTTTAGAGTTGGGGAATTGTTTTGGTTTCTACACAGGGCAGATAATTTATATTGAGCCTGACAATTTAGCAGTAGTGAATTTCTCTGATTTTCTACTTTGGGTGTATCCAGGGCATTTCAAGTAAAAAGTAAGGGAATACTCATGACTTATGAGCTGTGTAGGGCAAGAAAGTGTAAATATTATAAAAATTGTACTCAGAAACAGGATCCTTTTAAGAATAATAAACTATGTCCAGGGTATGAGGATTATGCTAATCAGGATAGTGTCCTAAAGAAAGGATCACAATTTGAGATTACATTTACTGATGCTAAGATAAATGAGAAAACACTCAGTGATAGAATGCCGGTTGCCTTCTCTTCAGTGAATAAAAGTACTTGGTCCCAAATAGTAGAATTGTATTTCTTTGATAGATTAGAACCAAAGGTTATTTCCGACATGTTAAATTGTTCTCGACAGTGGGTTTATTTTGTTATACGAGAATGTAGAATTCTTTTACTAGAGAGGGAGAGAAAGAGGCCTGGGAGGAAGAAGAAAGTTTATGGAGAGGAGTAAGGTGATGCGAAAACAGAAACTGGTTGGAGCTACATACAGAATTAAAACAGGATGCGGAAATTTATATATCACTATTAATGAGGATGGTGGTATTCCAATAGAAGTATTTGCTACAATGGGAAAAACAGGTGGATGTGCGGACTCACAGATCAAAACAATAGGCAGATTAATTTCTCTTGGTTTGCGTAATAAAGTTGAAATGAAAGATTTTGTAAGGCAGATGGAGGGTGTTTGTTGCCATTCAGCTATTACAGCAGAAGGACAATCAATATTATCTTGTTCCGATGCTATTGCAAAAATATTAAAAAAATATCTTGAAGAAAAAAATACTATTAAGGAGAAGAAAAATGGATGAAATGATAATCGTCGTGAAGTTGATCAACGGAGAGATTCTTGTAGGGGCAGATATAGTAACAGACGAAGAAAAGATAATAGTGAAAGGCCCTGTCCGTTATGAAACCCGCAACAATCGGGTATTTCTTACTCCCTATTTCGGGTCTCCAAAGGTGATCAGGTTTGCCGTCGACAGGGTTCTGTATGATTACCCGATTGATGATGTCAATCTGATCGAAAAATACAAGGGCATGGCCAACAAGCCCTTGATCAAGCCGGTTAACAGCAAG